ACAACAGGTACGCTCGGAACTGGTACTGCCTTTGGTGATCGTAGCGGTTTTGATTTGACGTTCTCAGGTAGTGAGCCAGAGCCGATGCTTGAAGTAAATAGTAGCGTAGCCGCTGCACTTGAAACAGCAGGATAATCTTTGTTTTGTTTGTTTGGTTTGATTATGAAGCCCTTGCCCATTTGGGCGGGGGTTTTTGTTTACAGGTATTTATAAATAGATATGTTCAAATTCATTAAAGGCACAACGGCCACAATCATTTGCACTCTTAAGGAGAAGCAGACTATTGAAAGCCCCTACTATTTATTTGTGTTTACGAATAGGGGAACGAATGACGTGGTGACTTTTATAAAGGATTATCTGCATGACGTATCTACAAATAAAGATAGATGGAATGAGTTTACTATCCCCGTTAATACGTATTTTGCAGATTATAAAGAGGGGTGGTGGCGTTACGATATATATGAGCAGACAAGCTCAACGAATGTAAACCCTGCGGGGTTGGGGTTACTTGAGAGCGGATTGATGTTTTTAGATGATAATACGAACATAAGTTACACGCAATATTCACAGGACGTTAAATTCAAAATGTACGATGCATCCTAATATAAGTTTTATAAAGTTCGCAGATGTAAAGCTGCCTGAGATGGTTGAGCTACCCGGCAAAGGGTATGTGCAATTTGGTGAGGATAATCTTTACCCTAATATGCTTTTGGAGAAACTAAACAAAAGCAGTAAGCATAACGGGATTGTTTTGGGAAAGGTTAATTACATAATTGGCAATGGCATATCGTATAAAGACAACAGCCAGCAGGAGTTAGTACCAAATAAGAATGAAACAATAAATGATTTACTCAAAAAGGTTTCTACGGATATTGAGATTTTTGGCGGTGTGTATCTTGAGCTGCATTATAACGCTTTGGGCAATGTTGGCGCGGTGTATCATGTGCCTTATCATAAAGTACGCACAAATAAAGACAACACTCAATACTATATTAAAGACTGGACGCAATCAACAAGAACGCAACCTGAAATTGTAGCAGCTTACAATCCTGCGGTGAAAGAAGGTAAGCAGATTTTATTTTATAAAGAATACAGACCGGGATTAGAGGTGTATTCTTATCCGGGTTACATTGGTGCGCTCAACTGGATTGAGATCGATATTGAGCTTTCTAAATACCATTTAAGCACTATTAAGAATGGTATGTTTAGCAGCAAGCTTATTAATTTCAACGAGGGTAAGCCTTCTCCTGAAGAACAGCAGGTGGTTGAGACAAAATTCAAAAAGAAATTCACGGGTAGCGAAAATGCGGGCGGTATTGTGTTGTCGTTTAGTGACGATCCTGCAAAGGCTCCGACCGTACTGGATTTATCGAATACTGATCTTGACAAGCATTTCGACATTCTGAATAAGACAACCGAACAGCAGATATTTGTGGGGCATCAGGTTACAAGCCCTATTTTATTTGGTATTAAGTCTGAGGGGCAATTAGGGGGGCGTACTGAGATGCGCGACAGCTTCGAGATTTTTAAGACGACATACGTAAATGATAAGCAAAGAGCGCTGGAGGGTTTGTTTACTGAGATAAGCAATTTATTCGGGATGCAGGGGGAAATGGTGATTGCACCTATTGAGCCTATTTCTTTTGAGTTTAGCGAGGCCACTATAAAAGAGTTTGCACCGAAGGCATGGATATTGGAGAAGCTTGGTATTGATTTGACAAAGTATCCGGAGGCTGCACAGCCGAATGTGCAACCAACAGCGGCGCAACCTTCCGCACAGGTAAACGAGAATTTGAAAAACCTTACCGGGCGGCAATGGCAGGGCGTTAATCGTATTATCCGCAATTTTGAGAAAGGTCGTATCAATAAGGAGCAGGCGAAACTTTTACTTAAATCTTCATTGGGTTTGTCTGACGACGAAATTAATGTAATGCTTTCCATCGACAACGATATGGAATTTAGCGCGCAGGATAACGATGAACTTTTGTTAGCAGAATTTGCCGCGCATGGGGAGAGTAAAGATAATTTCAATGTCATTGCATCGCGTGGGCGTTTCAACTTTCAGGAAGAGCTAACACAAGCGGAAGTAAACATTCTCGATCTTATCAAAAAGGATAAGAGAATAACGCCTGAGGTTATAGGTAAGGCTTTAAAGATGCCTGTTGATGAGGTTACGGATATTATTAAAAACCTTGTAGAGAGTAAATTAATAGTTGCAACGGTTAAAAAAGTTGGCATTGATGAAATAATTGAGCGCACCATGCCAGAGCCTTTGAGTGAGCTAACGGATAAAAAGCCCCGCACATTTGAGCAAAGGATCATGTATAGTTATGAAGGACCCAAAGACAGCCGTAATCGTGATTTTTGCCGTAGGCTTTTAGATATGGACAAATTCTTTTCACGCTCTGATATTGAGACTATGAGCGCCAGATTAGGGTATAGCGTATGGGATCGCAGGGGCGGTTGGTGGACAAAGCCAAGCGGTGAGCACTCCCCATCATGCCGCCATCGCTGGGTGCAAAATTTCGTTATTCGTAAAAAATAAAAAATGAGAGATACTTTATTTATAAGCCCTGAAAATATTTATGAGCGTACACAAATACACTCCAATATTGATAGTAAAATGATTGTACCTGAAATAAAGGTTTGTCAGGATATGTATATTTTGCCTTTATTAGGCTCAGGGTTGTACGAACGCTTGCAGGTTGGTATCGAAGATAATAATCTAACAGCAGACGAAATTACCCTGCTTAAAAGCTACGTGAGGGACTGCCTTATTTATTACGTAGTCGCGGAGCTTACCGATACCCTTACGCATCAATATTGGAATAAGGGTGTGCTTAAAAAGACAAACGAGGGAAGCGAAAACGTCAGCATGAGTGAGCTGATTGACTTAAAGAATAAGTTTAAAAGCCGCGCTGAATATTATGGTCAAAGGCTTGTAAAGTATTTAGTTGAGGAAAGCAATAACGCTAAGTTCCCTTTATATATAAATCCGGGCAGCCGTGCGGATACGGTAGTTCCTAAGCGTGACGCATACTTTCCGGGTATTTATTTGGGTATGCCTTATGATGAATTTAAGAACTGCGAGGACTGTCAAAAACCATTCAAAAATGTATAGTAAAAAGACTATCAAAAAATTAAAAGATTATTTTGCAAAGCATGACCAGAAACCAAATAGCAATACAGCTAAAAAAGATAGCAACCGACCACCGGCAGGTAAGGACGGCAAAAGTGGTAAATGTTGATTATTTTCTACATAATGAGGTAAAAGATGTAATATATCCCTCAGTCTTCATGACGATGGGTAATAGCACAACGGAGGGGAAAATAAAAACGCATACGGTGCAGATAACGGTGGCTGACATTGTTTTGCATACAACGGAGCTGGAGGTGCAAAGCGATATGGAGCAGGTGGCGAATGATTTGTTGGGGCAAATAGGATGGGATAAGCAGCCGTGGCGTTTTACCCGATCTACTACCTTTGAGTTTTTTGAAGATAAATTTGAGGATATTGTGGCGGGGGTTACATTCAGCATTGATCTGGAGGTGCCATTCCTTTATGATGTTTGCGATCTGCCGAGTAATTATGAGCTACCTGAGAATGAAACTATATTTATAAACCCAAGTCGAATGAGTAAGATAATAGATTTTATTGTTGGTAGCGGTGAGCCGATGGAGCAAGACGATACCGACTTCACAAATAATAGCCTTGTTGTGCCACCTTTGGTATTTATAGATGGGTTAATTTTGACATATCAGGTAAGGAGCGACAGGCGTTACATTTCATATAATTCAGGAACAAAAACAATTACAATACATGGAGGCGTTAATGAAGGCGAAAATATACAAATTTATATTTAGTGCATTATTACTTTGCGCATCATTTGCGAGCAAAGCTCAAACCGTTGATGGGAAGCTTTACACGATATTTAATAACTGGTATCAGTGGAGTGGGGGGAAATTCAATACTAATTTGAACATCCCGAAGGTTACAGCCACAACCGGCCGCGATACGGGTGCTATCCGATATGCTTTGGCTGACAGCTCCATGTATATTTGGACTGGTAGTCAGTGGCGTGCGGTCGGTTCATCTTTAGATACGACTTCACTTAGCAATAGGATTAACTTAAAAGTAAACATAAGCGATACAGCCGCAATGCTAAGCCCTTACCTTCGCTCAAATGTAGCGGCTGCAACATATCAACCTATTGGCAATTACGACACTGCAACCGTTGTAAAAGCATACGTAACAAATGCCGAAGCGGTTACGATTACAAAAGGTCAGGTGGTGTATATTTTTGGCGCAAGTGGTGACAGGGCATCGGTAAAACTTGCAAAGAATACAAGCGATACATTCAGCTCAAAGACTTTGGGTATTGTAAGGGCGGATATTGCAGCGGGTGCGGCGGGATGGATTACAACACAGGGGCAGGTTAGCGGAATAAATTTAGGTGCATATAGTCCGGGGGATGTTTTATGGTTGGATAGCGTGGCGGGTGGGTTTACAGCTACAAAACCACAAGCTCCTTATCATGCTGTGTTTGTTGGTGTTGTTGAAAGGGCAAACGCTGGTAATGGCTTAATTTATGTAAAGCCACAAAACGGGGTAGAATTAGATGAGCTGCATGACGTTAGGATTACAAGCCTTGCAAATAATGAAATAATAAGATACAACTCTTCGCTGGGGTATTGGGAAAATAAGAATCAGTCTATTTTCGCTTACACGGCGCAAACTACAACATACAACGCCCTTGCATCAGATTATGTTATTCATTGCACAAGCGGAACATTTACCGTAAACCTGCCAACAGCGGTGGGGGTGCAGGGTAAGGTATATATAGTGAAGAACAGCGGCAGCGGACTGATAACAATCGATCCGAATAGTACGGAAACAATAGACGGGGCTTTGACATATAAGATAGGCGGCAATGAGTCGCTAAAATTAATGAGTACAGGCGCAAACTGGATAACATTATGACAATAGCAAAAATTAGATACGGGGCAGGATTGCCTGATAATTCGGTAGGTTTTGACGGTGACTTTTATTTAGATACCGTTGCAGGTGATTTATATCAAAGGGTAGCGGGTGTTTATACCGTAGCCGCTT